AGGTTGGAACTTTACACCTGGTCCACATATCTCTTCTATTAAAGTTTCGTTATTCTCTAACTGGTCAAGTACAGAACCTACAGCGTTCTTTGCTATGTCCTCATTACCACCAACCCACATAATTCTAATGTTAGGGTTTTTACATATCTGCCATACAGCAAAATGTGTCAGTAAGTCAGTCTTGCCATGTCGTGGTGGGCTAAGTATCATTTGTTGTCCACCTGTGTCTATAGCATGTACGATGTCATTAATCCAACCTTCGTGAAACTCTGCTGTTTCGTATAGGTCACCTGTTTCTGTTTTAAAATACCTATCTCTAAAATTTTTAAAGTCTTCTAAGGATTTAATAGTTTCTGATGATACTTCCCAATCTTCTCTTGCTTCTACTACTTGTTTATCTTGCTGATACGCTGTATACATTTTTGTCACAACACTTCTAGCAATATCCATCTTGTCAGCAACTTGTTGGTGTGTAAATTTTTTATTCTCTAATGCAACAGCGTACTCTTTTACAAACTCTTCATAGTGTTGTCCTCTAGCTGCTGCTGTTTCTTTTGGTCTAACAGGAGGTTTATCTTTTTTATTTTTTAAATAGAAAAATCTATTCTTACATTTCTGTGAACAATACACAGAGTTATTTCTACTTTGCTTTCTACACTGCTCCCCAATAACATCATTGAGTTTACATACTGGTCTAGGCATTATTTATTTTTTATTTTTAGGAAGTTTTTTTATTTTTCCATTTTCTGTTCTAGCAAACCTATGTGTCTTTGTTTCTCTACTAGGGATAAGGGTGCCACTATATTTTTTACCACCATACATCCAACTTACTTTAGCCATGCTTTCTCCTTACCAAGCTCTACACGACCAATATCGTGCAGATGTTTTATCCTTAGCTGTGCTGCATTTGTGTCTAGCACGAAACGAAGCACGAGCTTTAGGATTGTTTTTCCTAATCTTCATATTAGGGTCGCCAAACATTATTTTCTTGACTTTCCCATTTTTCATTACAAAGACTTTAGACTTCTTACGACCATAGCCAGGCTCACCCTTTCGTATAGGGCTAGGTGAATTTAACTTCACTTTCATTCCTCGCCATTCAGCCATTACTTCCTCTTCTTAACCTTATTTTTTTTCATCCCTTTTTTAGGACTGTATCCTTTTTTTGGCATTGTATCTCCTATACTATATGTTATATGAGTGATTACATAAAAGGTAATAAATATCCTAATAGCAAACCCTCTACTTCCTATAGTAGTGGAAGAGTCTGCGTTGACAAAGGATGTCAGACAGTTATTTCTAAGTACAATAAATTTAAACATTGTAATAAACACATACCTAGAACTTATCCAAGAATAAAAGGCAGACAGGCTCCTACTGGGTTACAAGAACCATTGGAGTAAAAAAATTTTTTTATTCAAAGAAACTCTCTAAATCATTCTCACTACAGTTAGGACATAAACCATTCTGTAATTTATCTGCCCAAAAAGGATTCAGGCACTGGTCACAATCTTGTACAGGTATCTCTTCACTCATATTAGTACTATAGCATACCCTAGACTAGCTAGGGCAACAAGGGAGGAATACATTGAATAATGTATACTTTCAGTATATCATCTAATTCTTGCATAAGTAAAAATAAGTATTATAGTTAAAGTATAAACAAGGCAATCAAAAGTTGTTACAGGTGAAGTTGGCATCAGGAGTCAGAAAGCTGGGAATCGGTCATACGATACACTAGGAAGGCAAACCCAGTACCCGAGGACAACACAGAGATTTCTTTCAGGCTTACCCACTACATTAGCCTGTTACGACCAAATCCCCCTACACCTACTACACTAACTTATATGAAATGCACAGAGTGCAAAGAACCACTCAAACAAGCAACAAGTAATTCTTATTACTGTGTTTCTTCTTTATCTATATGTTCACAATCAACAAAGATTGTGTATATTACAGAATAGTAATTACACACTTTTTTCATACAGTTTGTTCTACTTACATATAGTGTTCCTACATATACAAATACACACCTTCATATTGACATATCCATTTGTTTTACTTGCTCTATTGGTAGTTTTTACCAATCTTAACTTAATCTAAATACATTACTAGAACATCTGTTCTATTGTGTGTATCTTATGTGTGGTTCTGTAGAGTTAGGGTTAAAGATTAACTAGAACAACCCCCTATACCTTTTAAACTCTCTCCCCCAAAATCTAAACCATTACTCTAGATAAAATATTACTTAATAACTTGACAACATATATAGTCATGTGAGATACTGGTATAACAAACAAAGGGAGAATAAGACAATGACTAAAAAACATTTTGAGATGATTGCAGAAGTTTTAAAGACTAGGGCTAATGCAGTCTTAAACAATGAAGTAAGTTTAGATTCTAAGCACTATGCTTTATTTGAATTAAGAAATACCATGTACCATTTAGGTGAAGAATTTACACAAGTAAATATTAATTTTGATACAGGTAAATTCTATAAGGCTTGTGAAGTTCAAGAAAAATTAGAAATAATATTAAAAGAACTAGGGGCACGAGTTTAATTAATCTAACATTCTCGCAGGGCATTCACCCGGGTGCCTTGTAGGAATCTTAGAGATTCACAAACAAAGGAGAATAAATGAGTTATGGAATAATAAAAGGTATAAGAAGAAAAGTGTTCACAGCACTTGAAGAAGATGGATTCATTACAAGTAAAGAAAATACTAAACGATTTGAATCTAAAAGACCAATACAGACACTAGCAACAAGAAAGATTCATGATTGGTGTGAAGATTCTATCTTGACAGCTAACAGAATGCTCAAAGAGGGTAAAACTGATGAAGAAGTTAAAGAATATTTAGATTCTTTAATAGGTGATTTAGGCGACCAAATTTATGAACAATATAAATTCCAACAATTATTATATTATAGTCTTGCAGATGTAGCATATAAACAAATTGGAATGCTGGCTCCTAATAGTGCCTAACATTCTCGGAGGATATCCAAAGTATCCTCTAGGAATCTTAGATAGATTCATAACAAAGGGAGAATAAAATGAATACAACTTGTGAAATCTGTAAAAATGCTGATGATTATTCAACATATTTTATAGGTCAAGGAAAATGTACAGATTGCTGGAACTACTTCAAAAAAGTAGGGAGCTGGAGAAATGTACAAAGAAATAGAGCAGTAACAAACAAAGGAGAATAAGAAAATGAATGATGATATTAGGTTAATTATTGCAGATGCTTTATTTAATAATAATTTTAAAGTAACTTATGCAGGTGATTTATCTAAATTCTTAAAAGAATTAGATGCTAATTTAGAAATAATAATAAAGGGAGAATAATGAGTACAAGAGCAAATATAATAATTAAAGGTGATGAATATACACCAACGACACATTACTACAAGCACCATGATGGATATATTGAAAATGGATTAGGTGGGATGTTAGCCGATTTCGTAAAAGAAACTAAAGACATACCAAATGATAAGTTTATGACAATGTTTATATGTCATTCAATAGTTAAATATGGTCGTGTTTCTAATGTTGTAGAAATAGGGATTACAGATTCTGTTCATGGAGATGTGGAGTATGTATACGAATACGACAATAACACGCTAGGAGTTTATATCCGTGGCGAGAATTGGGAACTAGAGGGAGAAAAATATAAACAATGGCGATATGTTGTTTTAGTTTCCGAAGATGTTTATAATTTAAATATATTTGGAGAATTAAAAGTATAACTCCCCTTTGTTATACAGTACGGCAGAGAGCCCCCTTATTGCCCTAGGGGGTTTTTCTGTTTATTAGTTGACAACACTTATATACTGTGTATACTACTATTAACAAAGGAGAGAACATGGCGAAAACATATTGGATTAAGTTCAACAACAAGGACTTTAAACAAGATAAAGAATTAGTTTACAAGATGTTAACTGATTTAAGACTACAAGAAATAAACAAGGAGGAGAAGTAATGGCTATACACGAATACACGCTAGAAGAATCATCGCATGATGTAAGAACATGGACTGTTACGAGCGAAAAAAAACTAACAGAACAGGAACTGAATATGATTGCAGAAGATGCACACATGCAAACACATAGTATTGAAGTGATACGAGATGATGACAATATCATACAGGTAAAATATGATGGCGTTGAATATGGAGATGACAGTTTTGTAAGTGTCTATGGAGATACAAAAGAGGAGGAAGAATAATGAAAGAAATTACAATACAATATTTAAAATACCAAAAGATTCGTTCATTAGTTGGCGACTTAACATGGGATTTAGATAGGTTATCAAGTGATGGAAGTCAAGCACTAGATGACTTGTGTAAAATCATAAATGATGTAGACAAGATAATTAAACCACAAATAAACAAGGAGGAAGAATAATGGCGTTACAAG